CGGGCGCGCTCTTTGCTTTGTCCCTGTCGCGGCTTCGCCGCTCCTCGCCTCTTGTTTGATTGCGTGGCTATCGAGGCCCCGCTCGGTCCTGGCACCTGGCACCTGGCCACCTGACATCGCCGCCGGGACCTCGATCGCCGAGAACGGGCGCAGGAACACCCGGTGGCTGTCGTCGACATCGAGGCCCATCGCGGCGCGGCCCTCGGCGACCTCGGCCCAGCCGCCGCGGACCATCGTGTCCCAGCCCTGCGCGTTCTTCAGCCGCTCCTCGGCGAGCGCCGGCACCTCGGACACGTCGAACTCGCACTCTTCTTCCCTGTCGCGGCTCCGCCGCTCCCCGCCTCCCGCGGCCGCGCCGAAATCCGGCAGCAGCGAGCGCGTGATCTCGTCGGCGACCGCGCCCATCAGCGGCAGGACGCCGTTGTGCCAGGCGAGCGCCCGGAGCTCGCCCATGGTGGCGCCGACCTTGGCGGTCTGGAGCCCCGCGCCGAACCCGACCACCGCGGCCGGGATGCCGATCGCGGCGCACACCCGCTCCTCGGCCACGTCGCGGGCCACCGAGAGGTCCATCTGCCGGGGGTCGAACCCGAACTGCGCGACCTTGGTGGCCGCGCCCATGACCAGCGGATCGCCGCGGCGGTCGCCGGCGAACGACTCGCGGAGCCACTTCTTGACCGCCTCGACGTCCTCGGCCTCGACCCGGGACCCGCTTTCCGGGCTGATGACGAGGCCGGGCACGCCCATGTTGCGCAGGAGCGAGGCGACCATGTTGGAGGATTCGATGTCGACGAAGATCTCGCGGATCGCGCCATGGAGCGGCGACAGGCCGAGCCGGTTGTCGCGCGGATCGATGCCGTGGCGGAAATGGACGATGTCGTCCGGCTCGTAGCGGACCGGCTCGTGGGCGCCGGCCGGCCGGTACTCGTAGTGGGAAACGAACCGCGAGCCGTCGGGCGGCCACTTCGGCCGGACCGTCCAGTGCGGCGCGTACCACAGCTCGCCGACCCGGCCGTTGCCGTTCCTGGCCTTGATCCAGTAGGCGTTGCCGGCGGTGTACCAGGAAAAGATGGTCGCGGCGAGGAGGTGGGTGGCGCCATAGGCCTCGTTCGGCCGGGCGATGAGCCGGGCGAGCGGATGGCCTGGGACCTCGGCCCGGTCCTCGCCGGCGCCGCGCACGATGCGGAGCCGGCCTTCGGGAAACGCGCGCTGGACCCACTGGATCGGCGCCGTCACCACCGACGCGTCGATGCCGGTCCCGACCTCGCGGGCCCAGTCGAAGCGGGTGCGGGCGCGGTGGCCGACGAGGAGCGGCTGCTGGCCGGCGTGGCGGATGCCGAGGGCCTTGGCGGCCCAGGTGGCGAGGCTCATGACACAGCTCCCGCGGGGATGAAGCCGTCATCGGGACCGGCGGCGGGTCGCGGACCGGCGGCGCCGATCGGGCGCCAGCGCGGCCTCTCGATGCCGGCGGCGTGGATCGCGAGGAAGCACGACCAGGCCCGGTCGGCATGGCTCTTCTGGCCCTCGTCCTCGACGACGAAGCGCGGCGCGCCGGTCGCGCTCACGCTTTTCCTGAGGGAATGGAGATCGGCCCTGAGCGCCGGGTTGCCCCCGGGGATGCGGATGCGCCGGTCCTCGAACGCCTCCTTGGCCGCGGTCGCCATCACGAGCTTGGCCGGCCCGGTGAAGATGACGCCCTCGACGCGGTGCCCGCCGTAGCGCCTGGCCGCGTCCTCGACCGGCTTCTCGCCCATGCCGGTCTGGTCCATGCAGAGCCGGGCGACATCGTAGCGCCCGAACAGCTCGTCCATGACCGCGTCCTGGGCGGCGAAGGTCGCGCGCCTGAGCTCGACGATCTCGCGGGTCCAGAGGACATCACCGACCGGCTCCAGCACCCAGGCGACCCAGAGGTCGCCGCGCCGCGCGATGTCGTTGCCGATGAAGACCGGCTGGCCGGTGTGGAGATCGGGCCGGCCGGCGCCGTCGTGCTCGACCGACGAGATCAGCTCGTAGTCGAGCCAGGCGCTCGCCTCGTCGAGCCACTGGAGCTCGTATTCCTGGGCCCAGGCGTCCTCGTCGCCGAGCGCCCGCCTCAGCTCCTCGATGTCGCGGCGAAGGCCCTCGGCGACCGCCTGGTGGATATCGACCCGGTGGCGGGACCAGGGATCGTTTTCTCTCCCTGTCGCGGCGGAGCCTGTCCTCGGGTTCGTCTCCGCCGAATCCCGGGGGCCGCTCCCCGCCTCTTGGCCACCGCCCGCCGTCATCAGCTCGTAGAACTTGTTGCCCTTGCCGTTGGGGGTCGAGACCACGCGCAACTTCCAGCCGGCGGAGATCACCGGGAACAGCGCGCGCCAGATCGCCCGGCTGTCGAGGTGGAAGGCGAACTCGTCGAGGAAGACGTTGGCCGAGAACCCGCGCGCGGTGTCGGGGTTGGCGGGGAGCGCGGTGATCCGGCTGCCGTTCGCGAAGGCGCATTCGAGCGCCCTGTAACGGGCGCCCGAACCGCCCTCGAAGTCGTATTCCATGGCCTCGAGCGCGACGTTGTAGGCCCTGGCGTGGGTCTGGACGCCCTCGATCATCGCCTCGCGCGCCTGGCGCTCGCCGCGGCTGAGGATCACCCAGCGGGTGCGCTTCCCGCGCGTCATTTCCTCGTAGCAGTCGTCGACGATCTCGGCCGTGGTGACGAAGGTCTTGCCGGTCTGGCGGGCGAGCATGCCGATCTTGAACCGCGCGCGGTCCATGAACCAGCGCCGCTGGTAGGGATACAGTTCGAGCGCCGGGCGGGTCACAGGAGGGCCCCGTTGACGAAGCTTCCGGGCGTGACCTCGACCATGAGGGCGCCGTCGGTCGAACGGATGTAGGAGCGGCGCCGGCCGGCGCCGCTCCTCTCTGCGCGCGGAGAGGCGGGCTCTGCCCCTACGTCTGATCCGGCTGCCCGAACCAAGGGCTCCACCGGATCGCGTCCCCCTCGGGTGCCGGGGGCCTCGCGAGCCGTACCGGGCCTCTCCTCTCGGGGTGATTTTTCATGTTCGTTCGCCACGGACGGGCCGGCCATGCACCCGGGCAGCGGGCCGAACTGGCGCTCGTATTCCCCGCGCCAGTCGTATCCGCGGCTCATCGCTCGACGATCCCGTAGACCTGCTCGCGGATCGCGGCGAGCGCCTCGGGCGGCAGCACGTGGCCGTTCGCCCTCGACTGCTGGTCGGCCGCCTCGACGGCGCGATCGGCGGCTTTCTCGGCGACCGCCTGCTGGAGCTTCAGGGTGCGTTCAACGTCGAGCTTCTGGGCCGAGGCGAGCTTCTGCAGGGCGGTCGACATGAACAGGACCTGCCGCGGGTCGAGCTCGACCGGCCGGCCGTCGGCGCCGAAGTGCAGCCGGGTGAGCACCGAGTGCATCAGCTCGATGTTCATCCGCGCGACCTTGTTGTCCGGCTCCTCGCCGAGGCGGTCGACCAGCGCCTCGGACAGGTAGCGGTTGCGGCTCGCCTCCTCGGCGATCGCGTCGAGCTGCCTGGTCCACCGGCCGACCGTCGATTTGGAGGTGGCGATGTCGAGCTCGCCGAGCTTTGCGACGATCTCCTCGATCGTGCGGCCGTCGCGGCGCAGCCGGCCGATCAGCTCGCGGATTTCCGGCGGCAGGCGCCTGATGCTCGACTGTCGGCCCATTTCAGGTGCCGGGTGTCGGGTGTCGGGTGTCGGACCGGATCGCGCGCATCAGTGCGGGCCCGGCCGCTTGACGCCGGCGGTGGTGGCGAGGCCCTCGGCGACATCGACGCCGCGCCGTGTCGCGGTGGCGACGACCAGGTGCTCGGCCTGGGCGACGGTGAGGAGGCCCTGCTCGGCCAGCCAGTCGATCTCCGTGCGCACCCGGTCGCGCGACAGGCGGAAGCCGTAGGCGGCGAGAGCGTCGGCGAGGACCGAGTCGTTGGCGTGATAGCCGGCCTGGCGGGCCAGGACCTTGAGGATGGTGAGCCTCGCGTGCTCGGCGAGGGTCCGGTCGTAGCCGGTCGTCATGATCTCGACGCCTGCATCAGGAAGTCCTCGATCCGCCGGGTCGTCCGCTCGACCCCGCTGAGCTTCTCGCCCTGGGCGCCGATGGCGCCGCGGATCTCCGACACCGCGAGGGCGAGGTCGTGCACCGCGCTCTTGTCCGGCATGTGCTGGATCGTGGTTTCGACCCGCTGCGCCCGGTCCTTCAGCCGGCCGATGTCGTCCTTCAGGTGCTCGATGCTCTCGGTGTTGGCCTTCGACCGGGCGGTCAGCCAGACATAGATGACGGTGCCGAGGGCGAGCGCCGAGTTGGCGGCGCCGAGGGCGATGGCGATGTTGTCGATGTCCATCAGCTCGGCTCCTCGCGGGTCGTCGTCAGGGGCCGGGCCGGGGCCATGTCCTCGCCCGAGCCGACGATGCAGGCGGTCCCGTCCGGATTGAGGACCGAGAACACCCAGCGCCCGTCCGGCGCGACATCGACCCTCGCCGCCGCGCCGTCATTGCCGTCGGCGAGGCCGACGAGGCCCTGCCCGCCGGAGCCGATCCGCCGCACGATCGCCCGCTCGACCGCCTCGCGCGAGGCGCAGCTCGCCTCGAACAGCACCGCCTGGGCCGACAGCGCCGGGCTGGCGGCGAGCCCGGCGAGAAGCCACAGGCCGCCGAGCCCGGCGGCGGCGGCGAGGATGGCGGCGAGGATTCGGGCCACGCCGCTCATCCCGCCGTCCCCGCGAGCCGGCCGCCGAAGATCGCCTTCGCGGTATGGCCGCCGCCGTAGATGGTGAGCCAGACCGCGGCGAAGCCGAGGACGTGCTCGTAAGGCCCGATCAGAGCCGCCGTCGACCACAGCGCGTCGACGAGGGGGCCGAGGATGAACTGGACGGCGGCGATCGCCACCACCAGCCACGACATCGCCGGGCGCCAGCCCCAGGAAAAGAAGCCGCGCTCGTTCTCCTGCCTCGCGAGCAGGGCCGCGAGCTCGGCGTCGACCCGGGCGAGCGCGAGCCACTCGCCGATCCGGTCCTCCTCGAGCGCGCGGAGCTGGGCGACGGCGACCGGATCGGTCTCGATCCTCGCCGCCGCCTCCTCGGGCGTCCTGGCGCCGAGCTCGTCCAGCACCGCCTTGCCGGCCCGTTCGACGACGGCGCCCGACTTGCCGCCGATCAGGCCGCCGAGGAGCGAGATGCCATGGCGGATCAGCACCGGCGCCAGAATGGTCGCGAGCGGGCCCATCAGAACATGCTCACGAACCAGGGCCCGGCATATTCGAGCGCGGCGCCGACGCCGCCGGCGATGGCGGCGACGAGGGCGGCGAGCCGGGCGCCGGCCCGGGTCCGGTCGCGGAAGACGACGCCGGCGATGAAGCCGGCGGCGAGCGCGATGAGAACGTGGGTCATGGGATCACTCCTCTCTTGTCGAGGTCGCGGCTCCGCCGCTCCCCGCCTCCTGGTCCGGGATGGCGCGGGCCTCGGCGGCGATGCGCGCCCTGAGATCGGCGAACGCCTGGAAGATGGTGACGCCGCAGAGCTCGTGGGCGACCGTCTCCCGCGACGCGGCGCGGAGATCGGCGATGAAGTCGCGGGCCCGGGCGAGGCGCTCGGCGATGAACGCCCGGTGCCACCAGGCGATGGCGAGGGTCGCGGCGAGCGCGATCGCGAGCGCGGCCCACCACGGCAGGACCGCGGGATCGACGCCGATGTCGCGCGCCGTCTCCTGGGCATCGGGAGCCTTGCTCGCCGCGGGACCGGTGCCGACGACGACGGCGGTGCCGTCGCGGGCGGGATTGGCGCGGGAGAGCTCGAGCGCCCGCGCCTCGGTCCGGCGCAGCCGGCGGCTCCAGCCGCGGCCGAAGATCGCCCAGGCATCGAGGCGCTGGAGCCAGCGGCGCCGGATCAGGGTCATGTTGGCGATCGTCGCCTCGGCCCGGACGGCGGCCTGGGCGGCGAGGGTGAGCGGGCCCATGACGCCGTCCGGCGTCGCGCCGGCCGCGAACTGGAGCCACCTGACGGCGCGCGCCGGGCCCGAGTGGACCGCGCCGTCCATCACCGCGAGGTCGATGCCGGCCGCCAGCCGGTCGCCCCAGATCAGGTTCCAGTAGCGCGCCCGGTAGATCGCCATGGCGGTCGTCCGGTCGAGCGCCCTGACCGCGGCCCTCGAGACGCGGGCGACGCCGAGCCAGGCGGCGAGGGTCCGGTGGGTGACGCCCATGTTGGTGGCGCCGCCGGGGTCGCGCGGGTCATCGGCGTAGCCGCCCTCGACGGCGAGGACGTGGGCCATGACGGACGTGAAGGACGATCGAGCCATGGCCGACGCTAACGCGGCGCCGGCCGGATAGCAGGGCTGACAGTGTCAGGCCCAAACGGGTGCCGGGTGCCGGGTGTCGGGGGGCAGATCTCGGGTGTCAGGTCCGCTCGCGCCGGATGGAGGCGCGGTGGCGGTAGACCGTGCGCATGGTGCAGCCGAGCCGGGCGGCGATCGCGCGCGCGTTGAGGCCGCGATCGTCGAGCGCCGCGATCGTGCGCCTCGTCTCCGCCTCGCCCGGGGTCCTCGCGAGCGGCACGTCGACATGGCCGCAGCCGAGATCGCGGCGGATGGCGCGGGCGGCGTCGAAGCCGACCAGCCGGCACAGCGGATGATCGGCGGGAAGCCGCTCGGGGATGTAGAGCCGGCGGCCGCCGAACGCTGCCGCGATCCTGGTCGCGGCGGTCTCGCCGGCGGCGTCGGCGATGCGGGCGAGGATGCTCATTTTCGGGTATCAGGTGTCGGGTGTCGGGTGTCGGGTATCTCATTTCGGACGATGGCGAGCGCGATCGCCTCCTCGAAGTCGATCTCATGGTCCGGCGCCCCACGGGGCGCGGCGTCGGGCCCGACCCGGTAGCCGGTCTCGACCGAGACGACGTGACCGAAGGCGCGGGCATGGATGTGAGCCCAGCAGAGGGCGTTGCGGCCGCGGCTCTCGCGGCCGCAGTCCATGCAATGGGCGATGTGGTGGACCAGGTGCTGCGTGGTCATTTCGCGTCCTCCTCGGCCTTCTTGCGCGTCCTGGCGAGCCAGGCCCTGAGGCCCTCGATGACGCGGCTCGCCTGCCTCGGGTCGCAGAACCGCGGGTGGCTGACCGGCGCGCCCTGGCGGGCCATGAAGGTGTCGAGCCGGGCGGCGGTGCCGTGGCGGAACGCGCCGGCGTCGGCGAGCTCGTCCCACAGGGCGAGGATCAGCGCCTCCTGGGGCCCGGCGCCGGCGGCCCTGTGGGCGGCGAGCTTGTCCTGGTCGGCGGTGAAGTCGGATACGCGCGGGCGCCCCGGATTGCGCTCCGCTCCATCCGGGCTACGGTCCTTCCGCGGCGGCTTCCAGCCCTGGGCCGAAAACCAGTCGAGCACCCGGTCGAGCGCGGCCGGCGCGAGGTCGGCGGCCGAGCGGCAGCCGGTGATGGTCTCGAGCACCCCGCGATAGGTCTCCTCGTCGAGGCCGAGATCGCGCCGCGCGGCGTGGATCGCGGAGAGCTGGCGGACGCGGCGGGATCTGGCGCCGGCGGCGGTCATGACGCCAGTTCCCGGTCGATCTCCTCGGCGAGATCGCAGACATCGATTTCGACCGTGGGGCACGGGCCGTCGCGGTCGCGCGAATCCCAATCGTGGAGGACGGCGATGATCGTCGCGCCCCGCGGCCCGACCTCGGCGCCCTGACGGCGGAGCGCGCGGCCGACGATCTCCTCCAGCTCGCGCCGGCGGACAATCGGATGAGCTTTGCCGGTCATGACGCCGGCACCTCCGCGCCCCAGGCGTCCCAGCCGGGGCGGGTCTGGCGGGCGAACAGCTCGATGTAGGGACCGGCGAGGAGGCGCTCGATCCGCCCGTAGGCCTCCTCGGGCTTGACCGAATGGGCCCCGCGCGGCGCGGCGATGATCTGGCGCACGCCCTTGTCGAGGCGGCGCGGGGCGCCGCGGGTCGCGAGCAGGCAGATTTCGCTCTGGGCGCGGGTCCAGTGGCCCTGGCCGATCGGGGCCGCCTCGGGCTCGCCGTTCGACTTCGCCCAGACGAAGCCGATCGACTTGTAGGCAAAGCCCCAGTGCTCGATCACCTTGAGGGCGTCGGGGAGCCGCGGGCCGTAGACCCAGATGAACAGAGCGCAGTCGTCGGCGGCGATATAGTCAATCGGGAGCGCGCAGATCTCGGCGGTCGGCATGGTCGAATAGTGATTGGCCGGTGAGCGGTCCATGCCCGCGCTCGACCAGGTGACGTGCTCCCAGGGCGGATCGGCGTAGATGACCCGGTACCGGCCCTCGGGCAGCGGCGGGGTCCGGGCGGCGCCCGGGCGGGCGACATGCTTGAAGAACGCTGCGAGACTGCGCGCGTCGCGCCGTCGCATCTCGTCCTTGCCTTGCGCGACCGCCGCCTCAAATTCGGCGTCCGACATTGCGGCGTACCTTTGTCCGCGCACCGACAGTTTCTTGTCGACGCCGAGATCGGCGAGCGTGGCCGGCGAAAACCGGTGTAGGGGTGAACCAGTTTGTCGGGGCCGGCCGCCTCGATGACGCTCCATGGCCATGAGCATCTGGCCGACCCGCCGCTCGGCGCGGATTTTGATCTCGGCGGCCGAGATTTCGAGATCGCGATCGTTGGCAATTGTGGCCATGTGACGGATGGCCTCAGCCATGTCGCGCACGTTGGTGGCGTCATCGATCGATGATATCTCGGCGAGCTGGCGGCGGACGGCGTCGATCGGGGTGAGATCGTTCGCCATCACGCTCGCCCCGCGGGCTTTGCGTCGCGCAACCGCTCGAGCTCGAGCTGGTTTCTGAGGCGCGTCCTGGCTGCCTCCATGATCCGATCCAGCGCGAGCTCCTCGAGGCCGATGCGCTCGCCGTAGAGCAGAACGCCGAGGATGACGCTCTCGGTGATGACGAGGATGTCGGCGTAGGTGCCGCCGGCCTCGGCGACCGGCTTGACGATCGCCGCGACGATCTCGCCGGCGGTCCGGTTGTGGACTTCGGTCATTTTGCTCATGCCGCCATCGCCTCCAGGCGCCGCACGTGATCGGGCCTGAGTCGCGGCAGGAAGGTGACGATCGCGTGGTCGGCCGGCGACCAGACGGCGAACGTGGCGCGGCCCCTGACGGTCAGACAGTAGATCGGCTCGCCGGTGGTGCCGACGCCGACCGGGCGGAGGCCGGCGACCCGTAGACACAGGGTGCGGTACTCCGGGGTCGAGAGCGCGATCCCGTGGCGCCGGTAAAGGCGCCTGAGGGCGTGGATCATCATCGCCCGGCGGTGGTCGCCGTCGGCGGCCGGGCGCATCACGCCGTCCCCGCTGGCGGCTCGGTGCGCAGGCGCTCGCGTTGCCGCTCGTCGAGGATGCGGGCCGCGACGCGGCAGGCCGCGTCCCAAACTTCGGCGACGGTGAGCCGGCCGCCCGAAGCGACGAACTCATGGACGAGGCGATGGGCGGCGGCGAGCCGGTCGGCCTCGCTCAACCCCAGCCGATCGAACTCGCGCCGTATCGCGTCGGCGTCGTGCCGGGCCCTGGCCATTTGCTCGATGATCCCGGCAATGCGTCCGGCCGGGCGCATCAGACGAGCTCCCTGCCGATCGCGAGGACCTCCGGCATGGTGACGATCTGGGCCTGGCCGGCGACCGGCTCCTCCTCGAGCTCGATCCGGCTCTTGGGCAGCCAGACCGCGCCCGCCTCATCGCCGTCGGTGGAGACGAGAACGGCCCTGTCGGTCACGTGGTGGACCATCAGCTCGAGGTCGACGAGGCGGGCCTTCATCACAGCCCCGCGGCGCCGAGAAGGGTCACCGCGACGAACGCGAGCCCGCCGGCGATGCCGAGGAAGAACAGCTCGGCGATGACCACGAGGACGGCGATCTCGAACATCCGGCCGGCGCGGCCGCGACGGCTGGAGGATGCGCTGGATTGGGTCATCGGTCCTTCTCCCTCATGACGCGCCCGACCTGGCGCTCGGCTTCGTTGGCGACGTGGCGCATCCGGGCCTCGCGCTCGGCCGCGGCCAGCGCCGCGGCATGCTCGCCGGGCGTCGCCGCGACCCAGACGATCGCCCGGCGGCCGGAAATGTTGGCGCGGCGATCGCCGGAATCCCTGATCTGTCCCTGCCTGGAAAGCTCGGTGCAGCGCGGCCGCGCGCTGAACGGGCTGAGGCCGAGGTTGAACCCGGCCTCGTCGGCGGTGAGGCCGGCGGCGCCGGCCCGGCGGATCTCGAGGAGCACGGCGAGCTGGAGCCGGCCGACCTCCCGGAGGACGGTCTGGGCCGCCTCGGCCGAGGTCTCGCCGCGCTTGAAGCCGGGCGAGTTCGGATAGTCGAGGAGATCGGGCTGGTCTGAGGTCACCAACCCATCTCCTCGATGAAGGCGTCGAGCCCGACGGGTCCCTTCGGCGCCAAGTAGTAGGCCGCGATCCGCTCCCAGCTTTCTTCTAGCTTTCGTGCTGTGTAGCGCCACACCTCTGGCGGTGGAGGATCACCCCGCGCGACGCGCCGTTCGATAAGGCGTGCGAGTCGTCTGGACCGGCGCTCTAGCAGACGATGATAGGCGCGCATATTTCCCGGCAGCGCGCGGAAGCACCGTCCGCAGATGACCGCCTCGGCATCCGGGAACTTTTCCCGCGGCGCGGTTCGCCGGCAGCTCGGATTGATACACGGAATCCGCGCCCTCTCTGTCTGGTCAATGGTCATGATGCCGCCCGGAGCCTGCGCAGCGTTTCGAGCACGCACTCCATGAGGAGCAGATGCTCGTCGGCCTCGGCCTGCTTCATCCGGCCGTTGAAGACCTGGCGCGGATAGACGCGGCGGCGGAGCGCGATCTCGCGCTCGACCTCCTGGATCTGGGCGACGAGCGATCTCATGGCGCGGCTCGCGGCTCAACCTCGACCGCGCCGGCGCCGGCGCAGGTGGGGCACGCGAGGCCCCGGTCGTCCCCCGAGCCCCTGCACGAAAGGCACGGGCGGACCTTGATCTGGCGGGCCATGGCGAGCGGCATGTTCACGGTGGCGCCTCGGCCCGGATCGTCGTCCTCGTCGAACAGAACGACGAGGCGGTCGAGCGGCAGGAACCACGCGTCGTCCTCGCGGCCGGTCAGGGAGGCGACGAGCGTGCGCGATGAGATGACGTGCACGATCATGTGGCAGGTCAAGGTCAGCGACAACATCTCAGCCCGATCGGCCATGATTCCTCTCCTCCGGTGGCGGGGTGGCGGCGCCGGCGAGCTCGGCGATCCGTGCCTCGCAGTCCTCGATCAGGCGCCGGCGCAACTCGGCGTCCGCCTCGCGGGTCGGCTTGACCGCCACCTGGCCGCGGTCGCGGCCGACCTGGATCTCGATCGGCTCGCCGGCCCGCAGCCGCTCCTTCAGGCCGACCCAGACCGCGACCTCACCGGTGCTCGCGGGCATGCCGGCGCTCATGTCCCGGCCGGCGGCGGCAGGCGCGGGTAGAGGTCGCGCGCCACCACCTCGACGATCCCGCCGCCGCCGCCGGCCTGGAAGCGGCGGCGGTACTCGGCCGAGTAGACCCGGCAGCCGATGGCGCGCTCGTACTCGCTCTTGGCGGCGAGGAAGGCCTCGCGCGACACCGACCCCCGGCGGACCGTCCAGCCGCGGCCGAAGCGCTGGTTGAGCCAGCGGCAGAAGTTGGGCATCGCCGGGCCGGTCACGCGACCGGCTCCGCGGCGCCGGCGCGGCGCCGGCCCAGATGCTCGCGGCAATAGTCGGAGCGCCCGGCGGCCGGGGCGCCGCAATAGCGGAAACCGGGCTCATGGAGGTCGCCGAGCGGCCAGCGGCAGGCGCCCTCGCCGGCCGCGAGCACGGCCTCGACCGCCGGCGGGCCCGGCCGGCGACGCGGCCGGCGGGCGTTGCGGTAGGCGCGGACGAGCCGGGCCGGGCGTCCGGCCCTGGCCGCGATCCAGCCGTCGTCGCGGCCGGCCGCGATCATCATGTCGATGAACCGGGCCTCGCGGCGCTCGAGCGGCCGCTCGCCGGCGATCGGGGTCGAGGCGGTCATCGGGCGGCCGCGAGGTCGATGGTGATCGCCCGCCACGGGTCCTGGGGCGTCGCGCGCTCGTAGAAGCGGACATAGGTCGAGGTGCCGACCAGGCGCATCGAGTCGGTGAGCGCCGCCATCGCCTGCTTCCAGCGCTCGTCCTCGATATCGAGCCGGCGGAGCTGGTAGAGCGCGCCGCGGTTGATCCGGCCCTCCTTGTCGACCTGGAAGGCATGGTCGACGAGGGCCCTGAGCTTGGGGTCGGCGCCATCGGCCCAGGAGGCGATGCACTCGTCGACGAGGCTCTTGGCGGCCTGGAGCTCGGGGCCGAACGAGAGCTGGTCCTGGACCTGGACGGTGACCTTCTGGCAGCCGTCGTAGCTCGTGAGGGTGACGTTGCCCCTGGCGCCGCCTCGGGTCGTCCCGTATTTCTCGGCGACGAGCTGCTGGAGGGCGCCGACATCGTCGAAGGTGTGGGCCCGGAACCGGGCGATCCGGCCCGAAAGCTCGCGGGCGTGGGTCATGATGCCGCGCACCGCGTCGTCGATCAGCCGGTCGATCGGCCGGACCAGCTCGTAGGGGACGAGGGCGCCGCGCGGGTCCCGCATGTACAGCCTGCCGGCGATCTCGACGCCGTGGCGGGTCTCCCGGGCCTCGGGGTCGTCTCGGGTCTCGTCCTCGGTTCGCGCTTCCGTGATCGTCATCTGTGGTGCCTCCTGTGATGAGCGTGGTGTGGGATCAGGCCGCCTCGCCTCGCTCGCGCTGGCGGTTGTGGGGGCAGGTCGGGCAGGTGCGGTGGAGCCTCACCCTGGCCGGCGAGGAGGCGGCGAGCGGCATCCGCTGGAACCTCAGGCAGTCCTGGGTGCCGATCTCCTGGCCGAGGGCCGGGCACTCGACGAGGCCGGCCATGAACGCGCCTTCGACCGCCCTTCGAACCGCGGTCAAATCGCCCCCGTAGGAGCCGGCGAGGACCTGGGAGACGACGCTCGGCGAATACCCCATGAGCCGGGCGACGGCGCGCTGGCCGGTCGCCTCGGCCCGCTCGCGCAGCACCTCCAGCCAGGCGCCGGGTGCCGGGTGCCGGGTGTCAGGCATCGTGGACCTCGCCGGTGTTGTGGTCGGCGACGATCCGGCGGGTCCGGGACCACACCGGCGCCCTCGGGCCGGTGTCGCGGACGATCACCCAAGTCCGCGGCGCGCGGGGGCCGCGGCGCTGGAGCTCGATCAGGTAGCCGGCGCGGGTGAGCTGGCCGAGATAGGCGCCGGCGTTGTCCGCGGGATTGCGCTCGGAGCCGGCCGCGGCGAGGGTCAGGAGATCGGCGAGGGTCGCCTTCTTCAGCTTGCGCATCGCCCGCCACAGCCTTTGGCGCAGGCTGTCGCGCGGGCGGCGGGGCGCGGCGCCGGCGGCGGCGAGGACGGCGTTGCCGGCGGCGGTGCGGATGAAATGGCCGCCGCGGCGCTCGACGAGGCCGCGGGCCTCGATCACGCCGAGGCTGATGCGGACACTCCTCACGTCCTCGCCGAGCCGGGCCGCGATGGTCTCGGCGCCGAGGCGCTGGCGGTTGTCGGGGATCGCGCCGAGGATGGCGATGGTGAGGGCGGGCGCGCTCATGAGGCGGCTCCGTCCGCGGCGTGATCGGTCACCT